CTGGCATGTGATATTCTTGTTGGAACCAGTTGTTAGGTATAACGCAACCTAACTGACGTGTGAATGGAACGTGTTCCTCAGCTTCACAAAGCCCGAATGCACCCAAAATCTTCTGCCATGCCGACAGCATATTGCACGGGATTATCTTCCACACACGACAGGCCGTAGTCCTTCGTGAGGACCTTAGACGCGCCGGTAGTGTTGAAGAAAAAGCCGTAGCCAAGCTGCGCAACATCAAGAAGCTCCAGGTATTCACGCCATTCAAGCCTATACCTCCGGATGATGGACTCGGGAGGCACGTAAGTGTGTGGATACTTATCAGCATCCGCAACAACCTTCCAGTCAAACTCTTTGACTGTGTACACTTTGCCTAAACCCGCGGAGTTCCGCATGTTGGTAAGGATGTCGTAAGTGAGATAGGGGTAAGCACCCTGAAGAAGACTACGTTGAAAGTCCTGAGCCCGCTCACGCAGACTCTGTGTCCTCCGCCCGGGAAGATCACCCTTGCAAGTCCCACTCGCGCGGTAAAGCACCCCTAAATTCAACATCGGGTGCCAATCCCCCTTCGCATCCCTGACAGGGGAATGCTTGAGAAATTGGACATCCTCGAAGAACTCGAGTGCCTCACAGCCAGTCATAATATAACCGACCTTAGCCGCGGCATCAACCATACCTTGGTTCTTCACACCAATAGGTGCGGCCTTGAACCCTCGCACCATGGAGAGTCCAATAAGTATACTGGCTAGATTATTGATAGCAGTAGTGAGCGTGCTGCCCGACATGAGAAGAGGTTCTGTTGGCTTCAGTTTAATCTTGTTGGACTTGTCCACACAAGACACCACCCTTAGTGGAGACTGACACTGCGCCACCAAAACCTTCATGTCACGCCTGGATGAGTCGGTCGGCATGAGATTTATAAGGGCCTCAAAAAGTGCAGGCCCCTGAGAGGCGTCACATGAGGATATGTCCAAATTGAACCATTGGACATCACCAAATTCATCTCTTATAGCCAAGCATGAGTCGTCGGAAAAATACAGAAAATAAAAATCTCCAGGTGGATTCCTGAGCTTGTCGAAATGGTTGCGCAGTGCAAAGGGGTCAGGGCTCTTGCAAAAGGCAAAAGTCCCTCCCTCCCACTCAATGTCTTCATCATTCTGAGCCAACTTCAAGATGTTGGTCAGGACAAATCCTCTGAGTGACGCGCTAACGCCTAAATCGCAAATGCATCGTGGTTTCTTCCCAAATTTAGCCCACTCGGCCGGCTTAATCTTCCATAGGACATCCCTTAGCCAAGTATGACAATACTGGCAACATGTCGCATCCTCAATCATCTCATCATGCGCCTGAATGCGCAAAGCTCGTTTTGGATGTGGATCCGCGTAGTGGCGGTACATCTCCTCTTCTGCCCCCAAATAATCTTTGAAGTGCGGTGCGTACTTCTCAGCGAGATACCCCAGGAAATCCTTCTGGTTGGGTATGAATTGCCGTTGATTAAAACGCAATTGCTTATCCAACCCGGGTATCTCAGGACACCTAACGCCGGTCAAACGCCTCATTCCGTACTTCATATTGTTGTCACACTTTGACATGCACACCCCGTTATGTTCAAAACAGGGCCCGAAACGGGAAAAGTAGTGCCCATCCGGTTTGTTGTCCCCCACAGGAAAGGAGAGCTCATTATTCAGGAAGAATGCGGGATTGGACTTCCCGAATAATTTCAATCTACCGCTGAACTCGAAGGGTTCATTGCGTACTGCTTCAATTTGCGTACAATCGATAGTCCCTAACCTGTGAAGGGAGAGCTGCAGCGGGATCCCTAGCGGCGCTCCCATGCTCCGAAAACCACCCCGGTAACGGGGGCCCAGGAGCTCAAATCTCTCAGTCCAGCCACGATCTGCTGCTGGACGAAATGGTGCAAGGTGTTCCCGAAG